CCTCGGACTATCGTCTGAAGTCGGGGTCTTAAGTATTTGCTCTTACGTTGAGTGAATACGTTGCTGCTTTTCTGGATCAATCTGGGATCGTGGCTAGGCACTTTTGGTACGTAGCAAGGATCGCTTAAGTCATCCGCGCGTCGTGTTATCCTCTCCTCTTCCCTCCCCCCTGCCTGTATTTCTCCGGAATTGGCGGACCCTGTGAATCATAGGCGTCTAGGCCATTGGGGTTATCTTTGATGATTCCCCTTCGGATGAGGTCTCTCCGTTGATAGAACGCTTGTACTCGGATATTCTTCTTGAGTGCGAGTCTACGTCGACCGAGGGCTTCCCCCTTTCGCGTTGCTTCCGCGTGGCTGCGGACAGTCGTGTCCGTGGCTTGTTCTATCCACATGTTGTCTTCGTCTACCGCCGCTCGGGCAGTATGAAGATCCGTTACAGGTCTCGAGGTGGAATCCATTTCGAGGTTTGACGGGAAGTCCCAGGAGCTGGGCCTGACTTCTTCTGCAGCAAAGTGTGGTGTGTAGTGAGGGTGGTCCCATGAAAGCTCTGCCGCCTCGAATTCGTTTCTTGGCGGAGGAAGTTCCTCAGCCCCTAAGTCGTCTCCTGCGTTGGGCCATTCAGCCTCTGTAGTCTCTACGAGGTTTTGGAATAGGTGCCCATATACAGGTTGAGCAATGGCAAAGAACTTTGCCTGAAACTCAAGTCGACTCAAGGGTAGTGGTGGTGGCAAAATTGTGTTATCACCTTTGTTGCCAATCTTCCAGAGTCTCTCATTATGCCGAAGTGCATTGATGAGTCGGATCGCTTTCTTTTCGTCGAATGTGGGTTTATCTTTGCGTTTCTCGTTCTCCTTTTCGGCTCGAAAACGAGCCCAGAGTTCTGCTTCGTCGTTCACTGGAGAGTCGAACAGCTGTTCAATGCTGTATTTCGAATCCAGTAGGACATCGGTACGTTCGAGCGCCATCATGTCATCGTAAGCCCGAGTGAATTCACTCTCGGCGTCGACAACTGTTGGTTCGAATCCTAGGGCCTTAAGTCGTTGTTTGGCAATTTGTTCAATATGCCAACGCGGGCGGTGCGATCCTAACGGAATTGGTTGAATTTTCTTCCAGTTCTGGAGGATCCTCGTTCCGACTCTTAGGTCCTTGTTCGAAGGCTGTCTGAGCCCCGTCATACCGTAGCCACCAATCCAGTCTGGCATGTACCAAGCGATGTTGTACCGCTTTAACGTGTCATGGTGGTTCTTGATAAACTCTTTGTGTACCTCTTCTGCTAAATCCTCCGGTGAGAGTCTGATCAGCTCCCGGTAGCGTGTTCCTATCGTGTCGTAGGGGTCTTCGTCGTGTAGACTTACTTTTCCTCCTGACCTTTTCAGTCCAGTGAGGAGCCCCATGTTCACGTAGTGTACAAGATGGAGTGCGTTGTGTGTCTCGTTAATGTTCACGACAATAAAGTTCGTCGAATTTATCTGAACGAATTTACGTGAATAGTAGGTTTTGCCTACTGACTCTTCGAGACCAACCATCTTCGTCAACCGCTGCCAGGCGTCCTTTCCGGTGTAGTTCGTGCGAAACGCGCAATCATCGCCGTTGATCGCCATACATGCCTCGTTAAGGGGCATGGTTCTACCCGCGCCTAATTCCAAGGCGTACCGTACTAGTGCTCCATTGAAGATGCACAGCACGGGAAAGGACACAATACTTCCCATCAGTTGTCCGCGTTGTTGTTTTAGAAGTTCGTTGTGTTTCCCTTCAACCCCACCCACATTCCCTAATGTCCAGCGTTCTAATTCGAACCCTGTTAAGGCCTCCTTGAAGAGGAGGGCAAATTCTTCTGGAAGGTAGAGTTGCTTGATGATTTCATCGGCAACTACGTCACTTACCCAGGAGTGGACATTATCCGTGGCGGCTTTGTAGTCGCCTGAGACGAGTAATTCGGTCTCCTCAAGGAATCGCATGGCATCAAGCCTCTTTTCCAAGTAGATCTCGAGATTCTCGGATTTTCCGTGGGGGCTGCCTATCAATTCAAAGGCAGGGTGTTGTTTTAGGATGCGGTGCATCCATTGTTGCAAGAACTTCAAACTAAACTGTCTGTACGGGTCGCCTTTGGTGATGAGTCGAATCTTCAATGCTTCGGCGAGCGCCACTGGAAGGGCCTTGTTTACATGGCTGGCCCCAACCTTCGCGGAAATCGCGGTAATGGTTTTCCAGACAGTTTGGAGAAATGCGGAATTTTGTTTGATGGTGTTGTGCTGGGGGTACTGTTCATTTTGCAGAAGTGTAGGGACCAGTGGTTCTTCCGGTGGTCCCTGTGTAGTTCCGATGAAGGGATTCGGGTTTGTACTCGGATCGACTCCCCTAAGGTATCCGCCTGGTCTGCGTAGGTGCTGAAAGGCACCGGCGTATCCATCTAGATCGTCATCTGGATCGATAAAACACGCTACAGATCCGGCCTGCTTCCTGCCGTAGATGTAATTTGCCGAAGTTGAAGGGAAGATGATCTTTGTGATCTCTCTCCCTAATTCGTCGTCGAGCTTGCCTGCTTTCTTAGCCTCGCTAAGTCGCTTATGTTCCCCCGTAAAGATCTCTTCGACAGTTCGTCGAAGTTGACCCATTAGAATCTCCTTCGTGATCAGCTTTCCAGCGATCATTTGTGGGAGGACTTCTTCTGTTGGGGTAGACATTGTGGCATAGAACTCGGCGATAGCCTCGTCTTGCATCTTCTTGGTAGGCTTCTTAAGCCCCTTTTTGGCCATGAGAATACTCATGCTGAGGGACTCGGCCTTCTTGCGGGTCGCGGTGTGAGGTGAGTCGTTCAATCCTCGTAGAACACGGGATATGAACCTCTGTGCCCTGCCGCAACATACCATCTTGGGGATGTCCTTTGTACTCAGTCCCTTTGGAAGCTCTGGTAATGGCTGGTCATGCCAAGCGGCGAAGAACGCCGCTAGCTTGTACTTCATCACCTTAACCCAGGTTACCTGGGAAGTACTAGTTAGATCAACATAGTACTGGACTGTTTTGTTATAGTCCTTGGGGTCGTACTTGTAGCCATGAATCATGAGCACTCGGAAGAGAATCGAGATGTTTTGTGAA